TCCTGAATCTGGGTACATCCCCTACAGATGATGCCTCCACTCTCATTGTCGCACTGGGTGGTAAGACAAATACGCTCCATGTTCATGTAAATGACGGCAGCAGCCCGAGTTTCGTGTTCAACAATTTTATGACAACGAGCCCCGACAGCGACACGGCCTCTCCGTGCAATGTGCAGAATGTCGAGTTTGGTCGTTGGGTCAATGTAACTGTTGTACTGAACAACAATCTGTGCGATGTCTACATGGATGGCCGCCTCTCACGCTCCTGTGTGCTCAAGGGACAGTTCAATGTGAATGGCTCTGCAACAACACCGCTCTATTTCTTCTTTCTAAATCCTGATATTGGAACGGCAACTGCTCATGTAAAGACGGATTGGACTGGAAGTCTGTCAGGCGTTAATTTCTATAACTACGCACTTTCCCCGGATGAAACCTATCGTATCTACATGGCCGGTCCTTCCGGCTCATCAGGTGATTTATGGTCGGCAATCAAGTCATTCTTTGGTCAACTCGCACCGACTGCACCTGTCACATCATAAAGAATCCTTCTTAGTTCACACATAGGAGTCAACTTATCAAGTTCACTCCTTTGTGCGTAGTCCGTGGAAATGAATATCTACAGTTTGTAGATTGTGATGGAGGCTCCCCTGAACACCAGCAGTGGCAGTTTCATATTTGGAAATGGACTTGTCCCACAGATTCTTCTTGCACTCATTGCGGGTATAGTGGTATTTCTGATTTTTTTCAGTTTTGAGTCCCTCGTAAAGACATATTACAAGTATGCAATGTCAAAGACTGTTATTGTTCCGAATACGATTATGAGCAGTCAGTCGATTGTTGTCCGTCAGGACCCCAGTGATCCGAACAGTAAAATGCTGCTACCGTCAGACAATGAATTTACAGGTGTTGAATTCACCTACAGTTTCTTCCTGTTTATTGACCCGGCGACCTTTGACTCAAGTAATGGCCTCAAACATGTCTTCTACAAGGGCTACTCCACACCATTTCCGCTGTTGGGTCCGGCCGTATTCGTTCGTTCAGATGAGAACACACTCCGTATCTTTATGAACTCCTACAAGGCATGGTACAGCTATGTGGACATTCAGAATGTACCCGTACAGAAGTGGTTCTATGTGGCCATTGTATTCCGTGCAAACAATCTTGAGGTCTATATCAATGGAAATATGAAGGGTCGTATTCCCATGGAGAAGACCTATCCTTATCAGAACTACCAGAATCTGATTATCTTTGGCCAGGGCAAGTTCAACAGCAACACAACCCTTGGCAATAAGGTAGTCAATCTCCAGGGTGTTGAGGAGGACTATATAGTGACAGGCACAATGGCGGGTCAACTCAGCCGTTTCTATCACTACAGATATGCACTCTCCTTCGCTGAAATCCAGGCCAATGCAAACCAGGGACCGAGTTCTCAGGTTGACATGCCGAGCACACAGTCTGCGAGTTCCTACATGCAGAATGCTCTGGTTGATTCTTGGTATACAAGCTAAAGAATCCTATATCTTAAAGACTTTACTAGTGGGATTTAGAATCCCGATATTAAAGCCTCACGAAATAGAAGGGTAAGCAATGACTGGAGGCGGTCTATTAGCACTTGTAGCCTATGGCTCTCAAAATGTAATTCTCAGTGGAAATCCGGATATGACCTATTTTTACAAGGTCTTTCGCCGCTATTCACACTTTTCAATGGAGAGTGTCTCTGCACAAATGGATGGTCCCGACCAACTCTTTTTCGACCAACCCATTAAAGTTCGTTTCAAGATTCCTCGTGTAGCCGACTTGGTAAGCGACCTCTATTTTTCTTTTAAACTTCCTGATATCTATAGTAAATATATCTCTCCACGAGTTCGTAATTTTCAATATGAGTTTCAATGGTCAAAATACATCGGGTGCGCGCTCATTCAAAATGCAGCGGTCTTCATTGGTGGCCAGAAAATCCAGGAGTTTGATGGCTCTTATCTTCTTGCAAGAGCACTTGCCGATATTCAAAGAGATGAATATGCAAAATGGGAGCGGCTTGTTGGTAATGTAGCAGAACTTGTTGACCCAGCAAATGGTATTTATGCGGGCGGTACAAATCAGACCGGCTACCCGAATGTACTTATTGACCCGACAAGACCTCTCGGTTCACAATTCAACCGCCCATCCATTTTTGGACAGACCATTCGTGTTCCACTGCCGTTCTGGTTTACACAGAATACTGGTTCTGCTCTTCCACTTGTAGGTCTTCAGTATCATGAATGCGAAGTTCAGCTCACACTAAATCCAATTAATCAACTCTATACTGTTCTTGACGCATCAGGATTCCGCGTGGCTCCTGGAGTTCAGACAACTGCATCTGTAACGAATCTGCGCTCAAATCTTCCGGATTACACGACGGTTGTAGATATGAGTGGACAACTTAATGCCTTTTTAACCGATATTGGTGCAGTTGTGCCTGCGCTCAATACATGGAGCCTTCAACCTACAATTGAGACAACCTATATTTATCTTCCTGAGCAGGAGCGCAATCTATTTGCATCGACACCTCTATCCTATCTTCTACATCAAGTCACGTGGTATCCCTTTCCAGCCCTCTACACTCGCCAGATTCTAGACCTCGAAACACATAATCCAGTAGAACGCTTACTCTTTATTAATCGCCGTTCAGATACACTTCAGTATCGCAATGACTTTGCAAATTGGACCAATTGGTGGAATTATCCATCAACGCCGTATCTACCTCCACCAAATGCTGTGCCTCTCTTGACACAAGCCTATTCATCAGGTGTACTCATTCAATTTGCACAACTCCAGATTATACAGAGTCTACGAGTTCTCTGTGATGGTAATGAAATTCAGGAGATGAAACCGATTGACTACTTTACAAAGGTCGTTCCCTATAAATATACAAACGGTGACCCTGGCGAAGTGCTACCAATCTACAGTTTCTGTCTTCACAGTCCAGACCACCAACCTTCAGGCTCCTTGAATACCAGTCGCATCCGTGTCTTTCAAGTTGAGATCAGTCCGTATACACTGCCGCCAAATACAACCTATGTATATGATTTGACCATCTATGTTGAATCCATCAACTTTGTAGAGTTCGCGGCAGGCATGGGTGGACTGAAGTATGCTCTATAAATAGGATGGGGCAAGGAGCAAGTCAATTGTTCGATAATCTTACATATAACCCCGATGTTCAGCGTCAAAAGGCAGCGGACCAAAAAGAGGGAGCAAAGATTCGTGATACATATCGTGAAATTCTTACAAAAACTCAAAAAGAGATTAAAAAAGAAAGTACCGCTGGAAACCTTACACCCGAAGGAACTACATTACTACAGGGTGTTATTGATAAGGAAGTACTCTGGTTAAAAAATAATCCAACTGCATTGTCAGACACAATCTATGCAGAGATCCAAATATATAGTGATGCTTTGGTAGCAGAAGTAAATGCTGATAGAATACGTCGTGTTTTTTATAATGCACTTAAAGTTTGGAACTATACACTTCTTCAACTCCAGAATCAGAATCTAGTCTCTGCAGATAAAGCGGCACAATTCCAAAAAGTGCTCGACCAAAATCAAGTCTGGTATACCAAGAATTTAAATTCACCCCCTGAGACACTTCAGGAACAGATTGAAACCATTGTAAAAAGTGCGGCGTCTATTCTAAATGAGCCTGCTGCGATTCAAAAGATACAAGCCCAAGCAGAAGAAGCCCTTATTACATCTTCGGGCAATCTTGATAAGTTAATTGCTAGCGCAGCAGCAGCCAAAGCTGAAAAGGAGAAACAGGAGGAATCAGAGTTCAGTGCAGCACGCGTAAAGCAGAAAATCTGGGACCAGACGATATCAGGTATTGTTACAATGCTCTATTTAGTTATTGGCCTCTATGCGGGTTCTCTTATTACGAACGATTCGTTAGTTCATTCTGTATCGATTCGTGTCCTCTATTTTATTTACGCTGTGATGCTTTGGTTTCTTGTACTCCCCTACTACATCTATCGCTCCTATACAAATCATCCTCCCTTTATGGGGGCCTATTTATTTCCACTCTATCCTTACAATCCAGATGAAGTGAAGAAGGACTCTTTTTTCGAACAACTTGTCTGGTACAAGGAGCTCCCTTTAATCAAAAAAGCCCATGAAGACTATGCTGCTGCTGCAGTGGCTGCGATTGCAGCGCAAAAATCCATAGGTTAAACCCGAATGGCGAATATCTACTTAGAAATGGCTCCTATTATTGTAAGTGTGATTACACCGACTTACAACAGAAGGCGATTTATTCCATATCTTATCAAATGCTATGAAAGTCAGAACTACAAGAAAGAAAACATGGAATGGATTATTCTTGATGATGGACAAGACAAAGTGAAGGACTTATTTGATGCAGCGGCCAAGAGAATTCCTAATATTCGGTATATTCCTCTTGATGAGAAACTGACAATTGGTGAAAAGCGCAATCGCCTGAATGATGAGGCAATAGGTTCCATTATTGTCGCCATGGATGATGATGATTACTATCCACCTGAACGCGTAAGTCATGTAGTGATGCGTTTTGCAAATAATAAGGAGGTGCAACTTGCAGGAACTTCAGAGGTCTATATGTACTATTCAGATGTAAAGGAGATTTATAAACTCGGTCCCTATAATCCGAATCATGCAACGAATGGCACAATGGCCTGGCGAAAGTCATATTCAAATTCTCATCGATATGATGATACTGTTACGCATGCAGAGGAGCAATCCTTTCTTGAAGGGTATAAGCACAAGATGATTCAACTCGACCCCTTTAAGGTCATGCTTGTGATGAGCCACAGTGAAAATACATTTGATAAGAAGAAGATGCGCGAGGATGTTGGAAAGAATCCGTTTATTACGAAGACGAGTTACAATATTAAATACTTCATAAAAGATTCTGAAATGCGCGCTTTTTTTGCGAATGCCTAAAGTTACATCCAAAACGCTCTTTAGTTAAATGATACATAACGCCGATATATTTACAGATGTATACAATCGACCGTTTGTAAATGGCTGTACTTCGGAATCACCTATGATTGACCAACCATCAAGTATCCGCTTCTCTCTTCGTGCGCACCAGCGTGCAATTATATATAAAATGAATAGTCTTGAAACTTCACTACAAAAAGGACTTGATATTTCGGGTGAAACGCTCTTCAGTCGCTATGCGATTCTGGGTGATTCTGTTGGTGTAGGTAAGTCTCTTATGGTGCTTGGACATATTGCGAGTAAGCGGAACAGCCCTCCTCCAGTCTCCTATAAATCTCTGAATGATGAATCAACACCCAATCTCTATAGTCTTAAAACAAGAGTCTACAGTGATTTATCGAATTCACCTGCACTTCTTGTAGTGCCTCATACATTATTTAGACAATGGGAAGAGTATGTTACAAAACAGACAACTCTAGAGCCATTTTATGTACGCAGTAAGCGTTCACTTGATTCGAAGACATTGGTTAAGAAAATGATGGAGTCGGATTTTGTACTTGTAAGTAATACTCTACTCGGAAAACTTTTAGAGGAGGTACATAATAAAGTGTATTTTTCTCGAATCTACATAGACGAAGCTGATAGTATTTATGTTCCAAGTACACACACCTTTCCTACGGGAAATTTTATCTGGTTTATTTCAGCAACATGGCCAAATCTAGTCTTTGAGAATGAGCGTGTATGGCTTTCAAATCAACATGTACAGCGAATTATGCAGCGTCCAGACTTTAATCAATATGATCCGTCGTTTCAGGCGCAGTTTGCGGAGGCGCTTGTGACAGGTCGCGGATTTTTTTCACGGTATACTTCGCGGTCAGGACTCTATCTACGCGATTATCTGCGAAATCATCATCCGTTTCGTTCACACGTCGTACTTCGATGCCGCGATTCTTTTATTCAGGAATCGATTTCACTGCCTCCACTCTTTACACAGACCATTCTCTGTGAGCCGACCGTTGCACAGAGAATTTTATCGAGCGCAATTCCTACGAATATACAGAATCTTCTGAATGCAGGGGATATTACATCGGCGCTGACTGCACTGGGTGTTCCGTCTGATTCACCGATGAATCTCATTCAGGCTGTTACAGAGCATCGTCAGAAGGAGCTCAAGCGCCTGGAGCGTCTCTATGTATTCAAATCAGAGGAGGAGTATGCATCGCCGCAGGTAAAGGAGCAGGCGCTGGCAAATCTACAGAGTAAAATCAATGGTCTCAAGGAGCAGATTGAGAGTATCAAGCAGCGCATTGAAAATTATAAGAAGGAGATTTGCGCAATCTGTTTTGATGAACCGAATGATGCAGTGCTAACACCGTGCTGCTCGCGCATCTTCTGTGGTGGATGTATTCTCATGAGCTTGAGCCGTATTCAGGGA